ACCACCAGCAACGTGCCCGCAACCTCTGCCACGGGCACCGGTGGCGCGAACGTGAACCCGACTACATCCCCCACCTCGGTGCCGAGAACAATAGAAGGCAGCACCTTGTCCAGCTCCACGTCCCAAGTCAGGATCACCTCATTGCCGCTGGTATCGCACGATAGCGGTACGCTGTCCAAGATCTGTGCAACGCGCCCGACCACAGGAGTGTCCAGCTCCGCACGTCGCGCCCCCGTACCGCTCTCCCACACCCACATGTTGGGATCCTTGGAACTCGCAGCCAAGTACAGCGTGTCAGTCACTCCGAAGGCTACGAAGAACTCCCCCGCGCCGGTGCTGTCCAGAATGGTGTTACGACCCTCCGGGGTGACCGTGAACTTCAGGATCCCTTCCAGCTGGTCGCCGGAAGCCAGCCGATAGCCGAGCGACATCGCCTGGATCTCTACCCAGTTGAAATCCAGCTCTGCAGCGGGAGTGATGCGAACCGACGTGATCGATCCCACCCAAACGGTAACGCCTTCCACCACGACTGCTACCGAAAGGCCATAGAACCCACGGTAGTTACCCTGCGTGATCCGGTCGTCGTCCATGTAGATACGCATCACACACGATCCAGGGGAATCGTACATCGAAGCGTCGCCGCGGCCTTCGGATATGTCCATCTCGCGAACTGTGTCTGACAAGTTCATCACAGAGCCATCTCTGCGAGTCACCAAGATAGAGGCATTCCGAACGCTCATGCGAAGCTACCTTGGAAGTCCAGACGACCCTTGCGAGACTTCCGCCGCGCCAGCACTTCTTCCACCGCCGCGCCGACTTCGTCCGCCGTGCTCAGCACACCGTGGAACGTGAAGTTGTACGTGTCCCCGCCCATCCGATCCAGCGGGATGATAGCTTCCGGCCCTGCCTCGCCTACCATCGCCAGCGTGGGTCCTGTGACAATGCCACCCTGCGCGAAGCCCGGTATCATGCCTCCAACGCTCTTCACACCACCCCAAATGCCCCCCAAGAGCTTGCCCGGAATGCCCGTAATAGCGTCCTTCACATTCGTGATGATGTTCCACAAGTCAGTGAACTGCTTCACCACCCACCGCACGACCGTACCTATGATGCCGAACTTCTCCTCCAGAGTGACCAGCAAGGTGACCAGACCTACGACAGCAGCTATCACCCAGCCGCCGGAAGCCATGAAAGCGACCATAGCCGCAGTCGCAGAATAGATAGAAGCCACTACAACCGTAGCGATAACCGCGGCTAGCACGCGAAACGCAGCCTCTGGACGCTTAGCGAAGAAACCTAGGATCGCCCCCAGCATGGGCTTTAGCGCGTTGAAAGCGTCTCGCAGCTGCTCTCCGAAAGCCTGCCTAGCCCAGTTAGCGAAATCCTGGAAGAACTTAGTAATCTTGGGCACGTATTCGATCAGCTTCAGCAAGTGCGGCATGATGGCTTCCAGAATAGGCAGCACAGCCTTGCCGATCTTCCCCAGAGCATCTTTCAAGGCTGCCTTGATCCGTTCCACAGCGAAAGCGGGACCCTCGGCCATGATTCGGTAAGCCTGGTCGAACTCGCCGGTAGAGTTCGTGACCTGCTGCAACAAGTCCTCATAGCGATCCGCATACTGGCCAGTAGCGCCGATAGCTGCCTGGATGGCGCGGATGTTGGCGAACGCGTCGCCGACGAACAGACCCTGCTTCTCCATCTCCTCGGTGACCATGGCGAGAGCTTCGTGAACCTTTCCACCCTCCTTGACGAAGTCTATGAAGCCCTTCCCAACAAGATCCCTCAGAACGGTGTTCACCTCGGTGCCGCTACGCGCCATCTCGGACAACGCGCCCTTGATCTGTGTGGTGGCAATGGCCGTAGGCGTGCCCTGCAACGTCAGCGCAGCCATCCAGGCAGAGATCTCTTCCAACGAGACGCCTACTGCAGCGGCGATGGGCGCCATGTTCGCGAAGTAGGCGGTGATCTCCGGCACCGTGGTCTTGCCGACGCGCACCGTAGCGAACAGGATGTCTGCCGCTCTAGCCGCGGATAGGTTCTCGTTCTTGTAAGCGTTGGTGGCCGAGGTAAGCAGGTCCACCGCAGCGATGATGTCCGTGACACCTGCGGTAGCGAACCGGGCTGCAACGTCCAAGAACTCGTCTACAGCCTCTTCCTTGACGCCGGCAGAGATAGCGTCGTAATAGCCCTTGGCGACCGCGCCAGCTTCCTGCCCGTAGGTCTTGGCGACGTTGCGAATACGCTTGGTGAGGTCCGCGACTTCATCCTCGGTGCCACTGCCAAGCAGCGTGAGAACCTCACGAGTCTTCTTGTCGATGTTGATGAACTCGTTCAGCCCAGCCAGCGCCACGCCGGTGATCAGCAACGCCGAACGCTTCACGCTGCGCGCGAACGACGCGTACTGCGCGCCGAACGTCTTCAGACCTGCGTTAGCCTTCGTAAGCCCTTGTGTAAGCGGTCTGAGGTTCGCGACCAGTGGGACAACGATAGGTGTCCCGGAGGCTCCTTGGGATTGTCCAACAACGCGCCGGGGCACGCTTCTAGCCTACGGCTGCCGAGAGGACCTCTTCGCTGCTCTGTTGCTGGCGCGGATTTCTTTGTTCGCTTCGCTTTGAAGCATGTTGATTTCTGGGATGGTCATGCCTAGCAGGTCCGAGTACGGAATCCTCCAATGGCGCGCCAACCTGACTAGATTGACTGTCTCCTTTGCGTTGTGGTCAGCCTTTCGCTTAGCATTCCTAGATGCTAAGGCTAGCGCTTCTTCGCTCTTGGCTTCCCCCGTGTAGGGTCCACACTCGCAGCAGCAGCTTCGAACTCAGACATCGGGAGATCGTACGCGTCGTCCAGCGAGAAGCTCGGGCTCACCTTCCGCTTCTGCACGAACATCAAGTAGGCGATCACGTCTACACCGCGTTCGGTGAGCTCTTCGTTGACATGCTTCAGTACGTCGCCGAAGGAGTCTTCGCCGAAGTGCTTCGTCACCTCCTTGATCTCTCGCAGCGTCATCTCCTGTGGGTTTATCTGTGGGTTGCTCATCGTTCGAACCTCCTAGGGATTCGGACCCTTCCCATTCCTGCTTTCTTACGCGCAGTTGCTCTCAACGTTCTACGGTTGAATATCTTGGCAGCTTTGCGCTGACCTATTATATACGCACGACGCGCTTCCTTGAAGCCTTCTGAGATTCCCTCACGCATGTAGGGAACACCCTTGAACTTCCTAGTTCCACGGTGCCGCATCCAAGCGTAGGGTCCGCCACGTGTTTTGGTGCCGGCGCGAACCTTCGGAATAGTCCTAGTGCCAGCTGCCTTGATGTTCCGCTGCAGCAGACCTGTCTTCACGGGAGTGTGCTTCTTCACGTGCGGAACAAGAGTCCGAGCAGCGTCCCTGGAGGCTTTCATCATGGCCCGGCGCACCTCGTTGTCAGCGTGGTATCTAAGCGCCCGGCTCATCTGCTTGATGCTCTTGAACGGCTCCTCGCGCGGATCAAACTGAAACCGAACAGCTTGGGCCACTACGGCGCAGTGTCCTTGGATCCGTACTGAATGGCACAGATCTCGTTAGAAGAGTTGGCCAACGCTTCGAACGGCAGCTCGATGGTGCTCAGCGCGTCCACAGTTGCTTCCGGTGTAGAGCCTGTGAACTGGCAGGCGGGAAGCGAGATCTTGAAGAACGCCTTCTTGCCAGACTCAACGTCAGCACCACCCTCCGCATTGAACTCAATAGCGAAGCTAGCTCCGCCAACGAAGTTGTTGTATTTGCCGATATCGTCGAACTCGCAAGACAGCGTTCCGGTGTATGTAGGCACGCCATTCCGCAAGGGCTTCTTACGCAGCTCCGAGCCTTCCAAGAAGTACCGATCTGGGTCCATCATCAGATCTGCCTCGAAGCTGAACGACGTAACGCCAGAGAACGAAGCACCGCCAACCTTCAAAGTGCACCCTTCGAAGGTGAGCATGGTGCCGGCGGCTACGTACGAAGGCTTGGTGGGAGCCGTCTTCAACACCGTCTCAGCTTGCCCGATGTAGTCGATGCCAAGCGTAACAGCACCGCCCTGGTCGCACGAAACAGAGAATCCCGTAGCCACCAATCCGGTGTACTGGAAATACTGCAGCGTGCCGTCAGACATGGCACGCGCCACGACCGCAGTGTACGACCCGGCTGGGCCATCTGTATTTGCGTTGTACTCCTGCGTCTTCAACGCGCCCGCGCCGGCAATGGACTTGGCGCTACCCAGCATATGCTGCAAGCGCAGACCTTCCTGAGAGTCCAGCATGATGGACTCAATGCGACCTACAACACCGCGATTGATCTTCTTACTGCGAGCGTACAAGCCACCAGGCCTGCCAGCGCGCTTCCCACCGCCCTTGATGTACTCGGTCTCCAGCGAGAAGCCATCGACATCAGACTCGTAACCGCGCAGTCCCGAGACAACTGCTGTGCCATACGTTGTCTCTACAGCCAACGCCACGTATTGGTCAAGGATTCCGGTCACAAGCGTTCCCTTCCTATTCGGTATTCGCAGAACAAGTCTACCCCTGCACGCATGGGCGCTTCCGCTGTGGACTGATTCAACTCAACGTTCTCCACCACACAGCGAATCAAACCTTCTTGATTCCCCAACGTAGTGTCCGAGGCTAGCGCCGTGATCATGAGATCCACGATCCCCATCAAATACGCGGCTGCCTCTGCGTCGTCTGTAACTTCAGCTAACAGCCGCACTTCAGTGTTGATCGTCCACTCTTCAGAGAACGGGATCCTAGTGGAACTTGCTAGTCTGTTGATCTCCAGGTTTGCGTCAGCATCCCCGAGCACCAACGCCGCACTCTTCGCAGCAGCCTCTGGCCACCAGTTGAAGACGTCGACGTCCGCGTAACCGTTAGCCTTCAGAACGGTAGTGAACCGTGTGACAAGACGCGCACGCGTCTCCACGATAGGGTGCATCAAACAACTTCCCCACCTGTGTACGGCTTCAGCAACCGCATCACGTAAGTGTCAAAGCGAGGCTCGTACATCACGCCACCTTCGAACTCAATGACACCCTGATTGTTGCGCAGCGACGCGAAGGACCTAGCGGCTATGCGCGTCGCTGCCAAGCGAACCTCCGCCGGGATCGACCGCCATCCCCACTCTGCACCGGAGACCAAATACTTCAAGCCTTCGCGGAACCGCTCTGTGCTACCGTACACAAGTTCAATGGACTTGCCCGAGCGATTCCCCGTTGGCAAGAACAACGGCACGAACTCCAAGTTAGTGGCCAGTACTGGCCAGTAGTCGGGATCATCGCCATAGTAACTGCTCACTAGCTTCACCGAAGTAGGCGGGGAAGTGTACGGATCAGTGGTCAAGATGCCGTAGACAGCCTCGCCACCGGCCACGTACTGCCGCGTCTCAGCAACCTGCGGAGTGTCGAACGGTGCCCACCCTGGGCACAGGTCGTCCACACAAGTGTCTGCTTCAGAAGATACGAGCTCTAGAATCGAGTCGTAGCTACCATCAGTCCAACTCGTGTCGCCGGTAGTTGGTGCTCGCAAAGCAGCTCTGACCAACTGCGGATCGGTGTACCTAGCCACGTTTCCTATCGCGATTCGGAGCAGCCTGACGCCGCCTAGAACGCTTTGGATGGGCTGGCAGGGCAGACTCCCTGGGAGCCTGCCCCGTCCGCACCATGCGATCCTGCTTGCTCATGTCCCCGTGGTGATGTAGGACAGCGCGCGGTTGTCGCGCACCGTACCGTCACAGTACTCCTGGATCCGGTACACCCGCTCCCAATCCAAGAAGCGCACGTCGTCCGAAACCTCGATCTCCGAGCCGCCGAGAGTGGCGATCACATAGGCATCCAGGAAGTTGCCGACCACTGCCATGATCGTGCTCGCGGGAACGTCGCTTCCAACCTTGTTGCTGAGGAGGAAGGAGTACACGATGTTGGTGTTGAACAAGTTGGGAGGACCGACGTTCGTAGCAAGGTTCGGGAAGATCGGGTGACCATCACTTCCCGTAGCAGCGACGAAACCGCCGAACCACTGCGCTGAGTGCATCAACGTGCTAATCGCTCCAGGCCGCATGCCCATGTGATACTCAGGGTCGAGCATGCCCAACGCGTTCGGGATCCCGCTATAGGGGATGTTCTTGTTCTTCGGGATCGTGCTCGTACGAGCAGCGGTAGCCGCTGCGGAGTTCAAGATCCCGAGGCACTGGCCATTGGCAGCGCCGGTACCGTTGTGGAACTCCGTCTCCTTACCCAGCTGCAAAGCACGCGCCAGGCCGCGCAGCACCAGCATCATCCGCACATCGATCACCGCGGCCCGCATGAGCTCGTCGGTTTCTGCAGAGAAGCCTCGGTAAGGCCGCGGGTTCACCGTAACCTTAGTTACAGTGTCCTGCACCTGGTCCGTAACGGTCTCGCCTTCCTTCGCAGAAGACAAGCCCGGAGTGTGGTATTCGTCCAGCTTCGGCAGATTCAAGCTGTTGTTGCCCAGCAGCGGAATGATGTCGGGACCACAGGACTCAACGCCGCCGATGTAGCTCGCCCACAAGTACAGCGTGTCATCCCAGTAGGTCGGAATGATGTTAGTGTCACTGCCTACCTGGTAGAGCCGCACATCGCGTTCGCCTTCCGCGTTCCTCTCTGCTACCATGTGACGTCCTGCCTGCACAGCCCGCACGTACTCCTTGGGATCCACTCCCATGGACTGGAGAGCGCGGAAGTTACGCGCAGCCTGCGCGTTCACACGAAGCTTCAGATTCGCAGCCTTGCCGTCGGCAGACATGCGGGAGAAGGTGTCTAGCTGCTCCCCAGCACGCTGATGGTGAGCTTCAAGGGCGGTCGCGCCACCAATGTCACGGACTGCTCGCGACACACCTTCCTTCAGCTCACCAGCAGCTTCGCTAACCCTCCCAACATCCTGCAGAGCTTCCTGGTATTCGTCTGCCCCCGCGACCAGACCCTCCAGATCACGCTGGGCTTCGTAGTCCGCTCGGTACTGCTCGATCTTGGAGTTCAACTCCTCGATATAGGTACGCTCTTCAGCGGACATCGGGTCACCGCCCGAAACAATCCGCTGATTCACCTTGCTCAGGAAGTCGCTACGTTCCGCGGCAGCGGTTTCCCACTTGGCGCGAAGTGCGCTTGAAGCTGCTGGCATTACTATCTCCTATTCCGAGGACACCATGGATACTATACCGCCGCCTACAGCTCGTATGCGTAACGCTCGCTGCTTAGTGCCGCCTTCAAGAACGGCGCCAGATTCTGCTGCACTACTGAACGCTGCGGAGCAGACACCATGCTTCCCAACACAGCAGCCCAACCGGCGGGGTTCGCACCGGCCTGGACAACGCTAATCTCGCCACGCATCAGGTCCCAGTCCATGATCTCCACCACGTCCAGCCAATCGTTCCACTCAGCTTCCCGAATCCAGCCGCCAACGCTAGTGTCAGATGGAGTGCTGCCGCTGCCCAGCTTCTGGAACAACCCGCGTGCATCTGGCTCTTCCAGATTCAACGAAGCGACGAAAGCCAAGCCTTCACCGTCAGCGGACAACGCCATTCTACCAGCGCGTGTAGTAGCCAACCCCAAACCGGAATGCCCAATTAGCAAGCTTGTCTGCAGATCCGGCTCAGCCAGAGAGCGGTCGAAAGCCTGCGGACTCATGTGCTCAACGTACGCGCCCCACATGTCGTACATGACGTATCCAACGTCAAACATCGAGCCGTAACCGTGCAGATAGGCGTCAGAAGCAGTGTCAGTAACGCTTTCCAGAAGATCAAAGTGGGTGGCACGCGTCGTAGTGTCCGGCTGCGTGTTACCAACATCAATGTTTGCAAGGTCAAACCGCTCTGCCTTACCAGGCTCCATACGCACCGTGCCGAGCACATGTGCTCCACAAGTGTCGCCTACAAAGCGCTTCACCGGATCTGCGTAGCGAGCCTTACGCGCTTTGGCACACTCGTGCACCGTTTCCTCTGGCAGGTCTCGCATCACTTCACGTGTAGCTGTCAGCAGCGACCGCAATCCCTCACTCACGATTCCTCCTAATATCCGAGAACCCTGCGGATCTCATCTCGGCTGAATATCTCCTCGCTACCCTCCGCCACAGCAGCGTTCACCTGAGCCATGTTCAACGCCAACGTGGCCCTGTCAGACGGCGAGCCGCGCAGCATCTCATCCGGCCTGAAGCGGTAGTGCTGCCCACGCGGCGCGAAGTCTGACATACACCCGGCGAGCAGCTGCGCGATCGGCTCACATGCCTGCTGCCAAACCTGGGACCGCAAGTTGGCAGCGTTCTGGTATGTCAGCGACTTGTCCGAGCTGCTCTGAGTTCCATGCTGCAGCGAGAACACCATGGGGTCAATACCGAACACTTGCGAGCAGATCGCAGTGTTGATCAACGACATCAACTCCACAACCTGATTGGCTTGGTTACTTTCGCGGAGCCTCTCAACCTTCCAGCGTCGGTCTGTGATGAGCGGCCGGAAGGCGTTCTTCGGACCAGCGTGCCGCTTAGCCAGCTGTTCAATCAACCCGACGCCAGCGTTCTTCACGTACTCACCCTCATGCTGGAACATGAGATCGGTAAACATGTTGCTGCCGAAGAACCGCACCAGCACATCCTGCGCGTGCAACGCAGCGTTGACCAGTGTGTTGGCCGGCCCATAATCGCCCAATCCCCAGGGCCTCCCTGCCAGCGCCAACCGCCTTCTTACAGCGATCCTGTTAGCGACAATCACTGACGACTTGTCGCCATAGTTAGGCGTGTCGATGTACACCAGCAGCCCAGAACCTGCCGTGTAAGTCTGCAAAGCGTTGGTGCCTACATACGCGAACATCGGCGTGCCGTCAGGACGCGTAGACGCTAACAGCCGCAGGTTACCGTTCATGATCAACGTAGTAACTGCCTGGTGCACCAGCTCTTCAAACACGTATTCGCCGGACGGCTGTATAACCCACTCAGGCAGGTCCGAGCCACTTGCAAGCACTCTGTTCTGGTCGTCAACTAGCTCTAGCTCACAGCTATTGATCGTGTCACCGATGTAGTTCAAGCACCGCTTCACAACGGGCAGGTTCTCTACAGATTTGAAGCCTTCCGCGAACAGATGCTGCAGCGGAACAGTGTTCGGGATTATCTCATTTAGGTTCTGAGCCTGACGCTTGTCTCTACGGAATGCAGAAAGAATCCCCATCACTCTAAGTATACGCGTCCCAGCCAGGGTCACGTTGCGCTACAACTTCATCTTCGGACACAGCCTCAACGCTAACCGTAAGCCTATCCCACAGATCATCGTAAGTCTCTTCGCTTACTACCACCTGCTCCCCAGGACGAATAGCCGCGTCGTAGGCAAGCGTTGCGGCGATCAAAGGGGACACGAACTGCGTCTCATCTTGCCTCATGAACACCCATCCACCGCCCGCCAACTGCCAGCGAAACGCGCCCTGATTGGCCTTGTTCAACACCGGATTTGAACGTATAGCAACCTGCCTAGGCGCAGAATGCAAAGCCTCCCAGAACCTTGCTGCAGCCTGCTGCATACGCGGCGTGTCATACCACTTCACCACGTGCCCGTCCATAGCCAAACGCTCACCAACCCTGCGCAACGTGTTGTTCTTAGACAACGCGATCTCAGTAATTTCAGGGTTGCGATCTAGCAAACCGCAGGTCCAATCGTACATTGTTTCACTGCCTGTACGCACTTCAACAAGCTCCACTTGGCCGTGTTTGTCGCACACCACAGCAGCTGTTCTATCCTGCTCCGGGGGACTGTCAATGCTCAGCACCATCTCCCCAGTAGGTGCCAAATCCGGGTGACAAACAGCGCGCCAAACACCTATTGGGATCGCTTCATCGATGGCCATGTCAAGCCAATGGCCCAAGTATTCCATCGCGAAATCGTGCGGTTCCATGGTCTCTTGTGCACGCTGGATCGCGCCGGTAGTGACTGTGTAGCTAATAGCTGGAAGCACGCTCTTCCACAACTCCCTGTCAGTGGGGTCGTATCCTGCTTCTATCTGCTGGTCAGTAACTCCCCACTCGGCAAGGCAAATAGCGGATTCCAAATTTGCTACATTCTCCCTAGCAGCGTTCAAGCGGTCCTCCAGGAACAAGCTCTTGCTGTGCCCTGCGGTGCTTGTCACGATCAGCTTTGCATCTTCCACCACCGTCATAGTGGGAGTCAACAGCACCGTTCTGTTGTGATCCACCTCTACGCGTGCCTCATCAACAATGCCAAGGGCGACCCTAGTAGTGCCCCGCAGCGCGTCCTTAGAGCTAGTCATCGGCCGCAAATGAGTGCCGTTCACGCCATGTATCCCGTAGTCGGCGGTCCCGCGGTTGAAGTTGAAGCCACCCTTCTCGTCCAAACCGCCCGATGCCATGACTGGCTGGAACTCCTCGCGGATCTTACGCTCCGCATCAATGCCTCGCTGTGCGCTGTACACCACCGTGTGGCGCGGCTTTCTGAGCATGACATCTACAATTGGGACGAGTACAGCGGTCGTCTTGCCCTGCTGCCTACCCACTAGTACGACTTCTTCGAAGCATCTGGGCATCGCTAGGATCGCCCAGATGAGCTGCTGCCACGGCATCGGCACGATCCCCAGCAAATCTGAGATCGTCATGTACCTGTGGAAGCGCAGCAACGTGTCCTGACAGTTCCAATCCGGGACTGTGTGCAGTCGCGGCGGACACTCGTCCATGAGCCGCGCGTACCACTGCGGCTCCTTCATAGCTACGCGTCCCACCCTTTAGACACTCTTTCGACCGCGTTCTCCTTGATTATGAGCTCTATTCTGGCCACAACATCGAGGTTTCGGGTGCCATATATCCGGTCCACACGCTCGTAAATGTTCTGAATAAGTGCCCTGTAGGTGTTTGCGTTGCGCATGTCACCGTTGTCCAGCTCCATAGCTATCGTCCTAGCCATAGCCAATTGGACAGAGAAGCGTTTGTAAGCGTCCGTATCGGCCTTCTTCACCCACGTTTCTAGCTGTATTACAGCGCGAATATTGGGACCACGCTCGCTTCTTACGGGCTTCTTAGCGTCCTTGGACTCCACCACCTTAGAGCCATCCGGCTGCAGCGTGACGCGCACTCCCGGAATCTTGGAAGCGCGCAGCAGTTCACGCTCTTGGAGATGCTGCTCGCAGAAGCTGGAGCGGCCTGTGCGGCGTCGCATGCAGCCGTCTGCAGTGCATCGATCCGTAGGTTTACGCTCCGCCACAACGGTTACGCTACCGCAATTCGGCGCCACCGCGTCGACAACCGTGCCCTGGCAGGTGGCCAATGCTCATCATTTCGGCGAAAATGCGGCC